GCAGCAAATGATCCACCAGTCATTGATCCAGAAGGAGCAACTAGTAAATCTTTCATAGCTTTATGGAATGCTAATCTACCTTCAGTACCTGTATATACTAACCACTCATTACCTTCAGCACCTTGAGCATTCAAAGAAAGCTTAGCGATGAATTCAGTAATGATATCTTCAGTAAGAGCACCAGCAGTATAAGTAGCTTGGTTAGATGAGTCAATCTGTGCAAGAAGACCATCACCAATAACAACTCTACCACCTTGTGTAGTTAATGAAGAAGAACCATACAATGATTGATCAGAAACAGTTTCATCAAAAACATCAGACTCTAATGCAGCGTAAGAACTACCAGCTGTCATAGAAGTTTTTCCATACCAACGTTGTAATTCTTGCTCATACATGAATTGATCCATCAATTGTTGTTCACGCGTGAAGTACCATAAACGAGAACCATTATTCTCAATCCACGTTACATCAGTAGCGTCTTTACCAGTAACCGTACACTTTTTACGCATAATAGTTAACCAGTTTTTGTAAGTGTCTGGGTAAGCCCAGTTTTCACCAACATCAGTTCCTAAAGAACCGTATGGGAAAGCAGAACCGATACGACCAGCTACCTCGTTAACAGCGATTGTTCCGTTATCAACAAGCTCAATAGTATAGTCTAAACCGTTAGCAGCAATACTAGTAACTAAACCAGTTGATCCATCTTGGAAACGAAGTAAATCGTATACATTAAAGATAGCTTCAGAAGCTGTGTTAGCTGTACCACCACCTGTAGCAGAGAATGTTAAAACCGCTTGATCACCAGCAGTAGCAAATGTACCAGTAATAGTTTTGATATATTGCTTTTTAGACAATCTACCCATTACTTTCCACTCAAATGAGTTATCTCCTAAGACCTTCTCAGAAGCATAAAGACCTGCTTTTTCTAAAAGCAAAGTCAAAGTATATCTCGGATATTGAGATATTAAAGTACGTGCAATTTCTGGGTACTGCAATAACGCGTTGTTTAATGCGTTTTCTGCCGTAGTACCAGCACCGTACTGACCCGAATTAAATGTTAATTGTGCCATTTTTAATAATTAAATTAAAGTTAAAAAATTAAGTTAAACTTTATTTAGTCACAATTTATACTTTTAGGCTTTGCCTTTGTATATCTTATTCCTTCATAAATGCGGCTGGATCAAATCCACTACTTTTTGGTTTATAAGTAGATTTAGTTCCAGTCCTAAGTTCAGGAGATGATATACTGTCTAATATGCCAGCTTTACCCTCTTCCCTTCCTTGACTACGCAAGATCTTAGCAAACTTGTCCTTGTATAACATAAACATTGCAATTTCCGCAGCATTGCCGTGGCTCTTCCAAACATCTTCCGCCATATTACCAGACACGATGTATTTATAGACCTCTTGTAAATCTTTCTTTGTAACACGTCCCCCCATAAACTCTTTCATTCCTTTTAGAGTTGCTTGAAGTTCTTTTTTGTTGCCCTCTACTCTTTCTTTTCTTGTTTTATCAGCATTAGCAGCATCATTAAGAGCTTTTATTCTTTGTTGCTCTAAGAATTGATTTAACTGCTTTCTAATACGAAACGCTTCTCTTTTGAGCGTCCCTGTATCTTCCATTTTGTCAATAACCTCCATAATATCATCATCACTCATTCCGTCAGTCTTCATTTCTTCAGTCACTAATTGCCTGTCTGACATTTGTAAAAACTCTTGAACAGCAATTGTAGCTTCTGTTTCTGGAGCTTTAGGAGTAAAAGGAGTGTTGAATAATGCTTCAAACTCTTCTTTACTTGACGCTTCTTTTCCTAAGGCTTTTGCAACCTTAGACCAATCTATCTCTCCAGGTTCTGCAGGTGCCTCATTTTCCTCATTAGTTGAGGTTTTAGCAAACATGTCATCCCAGTCTTCATCAACTGGCTCTTCTGGAGTTTCTTCTTTTTTGACTTCAATGTCTCCCCATGCAAACCCATCTTCATCAGTAGCCTCTTTGCTAGAGTCTTCAGAGTCTTTAGATTCAGCCTCTTCTTTTTTGTCCAATTCTTCAGCCTGTTCTTCGTCATAGTTTCCTTTCATTTCCTTTACAACATCATTGCCCATAAAAGCATTGATGTCAAAAGGTTTTTCTGTGTTTTCTTGTGTGTTTTCTGTAGATGCTTGCGTATCAACGTTTTCCGCTGACTCAACAGCATCAACCAAACTAGTTGTTTCTTCTGCCATGTTTAATTATTTAATTGTTCCCTATAATTTGCAAAGATAATAAATTATTCGTTTATCTTATCTTTGATTTTCTCAAGTGCCTCACCGTCATTAGTTTTATCGGTATTAGGAAATCCTTGATCAGAGTTTTTCTCTCTATCTTTTAACACAGATATTTTTTCTTTCATATCTGCAATATCACGTTTACTTTCGTCATTAATTTCTGCAACAGCTATATCAGTTTCTGATTGTATTTGAGCAACTTGTATTTTAGCTTCATTATCAATTTGTTTTAACTGAACCTCTCTCTGGAACTTAGCGTCTTCTTGTTGCGCTTGCATTTCCATCATTTGTTGCTGCTGAGCTTGCTGTTCTTCATTAACTTTTCTAGCCGCTTCAAGACCTTGTTCAAGAACTCTTTCTGCTTCAGTCATAGTTTCAGCCTTAAATACTTTAATAATATCTAAAAGAGTAATCTGACCTGAACTTAATGCAGCTTGTGATAATTGTGTAATAGACTGACGCATTGCATCATCTTTACCAGCGTCTCCAACAAAAATTCCATAATCATTAAATGCAATATCTGGGAATACGTTAAGTATCTTAGAAGCACCGTCTCCAAACACCATTGAAGCTTTCTTGCCTTGCGACCAGGCTATTTTCATAAGCTCACACATTCTAAGTAAACATCTTTTCTTTATTTCTCCATGAGCATAGAACCAGCTTTCAGTAATTGTAGCAGATTGAAGCACACTTCTTTGTACATTACCAACATATTCATATTGCTCTACAGCACCCTCTCTTTGTTTAGTAACTCCAGAAATCTGGCCAGCCATATCTTCAAGCATCATCTTAAGATTAATAAGCTGCTGCACTGATTGGCTTAATGTAAAGTCAACCTGACTAAACTGATTAAAGTTAGAAACCTGTCCACCTTCATCTTTAGAGTTAATTGGTATGATACCATCTGTTTTTAAGTGATAAAGAACAGTTTGCATGTCCATACCAAGATTAGTAGGTAATTGAGATACGTCATATACAACTGCCTTACCGCCTGAACGAGCTAAAGCTAATTCTATATGGTACATAACTATGTTATACAGGAATTGTACATTCTTTAGCATATCTACCATAGAAGCACGCTTTCCAGTGGTGTTGTTTTTAATATAACCTACATAAGAAAGTTGTGCTGAACCTGGATCATCTACAGAACGAACTTGATTAGGTCTTCTTCTGCAATCTACAAGTATCTGACCGCCAATTTTAGTTCCAATCCAAATATCATCAATATACTTAGATCTTATTACATCACCTTTCTTCTTTTTGTAGTTGTCAGGAATTTGTTTGTAAAAAGGTCTTTCTGGATCATATTTATTTTCAGAAATCTTATATTTAATTGATTTTATAGATTTCCACTCACAGTGTAACACTCTAATTCTAGAACCTTCTCCCTGTGACCATCTTACCCAATCCATAGAAGTGTTGTAACTCTTATAGTCATCATAACCAGAAACGTGTTGCATCTCGTTAATGAATTCTAAATCTTCTTTTGTTAATTGATCTCTAAACTCGTCAAGTATCTCGTTAGGCGTAAGCCATCTTTCCTCTCCTATCCATTGAGCTTCATCTAAATAATCGCTATCCGTATTAGTGTCATAAGCCACAGCTCTTGGATCCACCCTTCTAATATATGGGTCGCCATTTTTTACATAAACCTTATAGAATTCCTTACCTGTAACAAGTAGGTCTCTAAATCCTGCTTTAAATATTTCTCTAAAGCTATATTTCTGTAATAAATAGTTTAATCCATCTTGTGCAACTTCCTCTACAGCCTCTTTATATTGATACTCCATAAATTTATCAATATCCTCTGGCATTGGAAGTCCGTCAAGTTGAGTTCTTGGTTCAAAGCCTAATTTAATC